CCATTATTATCACGAAAATATATCACACTATGTCCAGAATTATAATCAGTTCCAGAGGTAAAACCTATATCGAATGAAGCGTAATTGCTAAACGGTATTCCCCAACCGTCATTTTGGGAAAGGATAGTGTTGGACTTTGTGAACGTTATATCAGACGACGCAGCGTAAGGTCCAATCATGACATACTCTCCTCGTATAGTGGTTCCCGCGGGTAAGCCGTTAATAATATCTGCGGGGGTTGATGTGGTGGTTGACCCAATATTAACAACTGGATCTCCAATCAATGTAATAACTGGCGGTGTATTCACAACTGTAACTTGTCGACTTGTACTTGCGCTCAATCCTCCCGAATCTGTCACGGTATATGTTATAGTAAGTACTCTGGGATTTGTAGTTGATATATTTGCATTAGTGCCTCCTTCAGAAGTAGTTACAACAATCTGACTTGTGAGATTACCGTCTTGTGCGTCTGTTGCTGTTGCTCCTTGGTCGGTATAAGTTGATCCCGCATTCACAGAAACTGATGCGCTTCCTGTTAAGGTTATTGTGGGCGGGGTGTTCGGCGCAGGCTCTACAACGACAATCCTTGTCACTTGGTCTGCAGGCAGTCCACCTAGATCGGTTACATTATAAGTTATTGTATAAGTGGCTGGTACTGAGGTATTTACAGGATTTACGGTGACTATTCTTGAAGTTATATCTCCGTCTTGTGCATCTGAAGCTGTTGCACCCTGATCGCTGTATGTTGTGTTTTGAACAATTGTAACAGAAGCGGGGCCAATCCGCGTAATAACTGGCGGATCATTTGCGGGTAAATTCACGATCACTGTTCTTATTTTTTCATCTGCAGCTAGACCCTGAGAATCTTGAACATTGTATTTTACTTGATAAGTTCCTGCCACAGCAGTATTTACTGGATTAGTTGTAACTATACTGCTAGTTATCACTCCGTCTTCTGGGTCGAAGGCGGTTGCGCCCTCATCATTATAAGTGTCTCCAGTAATTAAATATTTTGGATTAAGCCCTATAATTTCAATTTCTGGTTTTTCGTTTGGTAAAACTACGGTTAAATTTAAAGTAATGGGCTGAACAGAAGCTCCTGCATAGTTGGCGGCTATAGCATTAAAGGATAAAGTTAGGGTATTGTCAACTATTGTTTTAGAGCTCACATCAATTACTCCACTAATCAATCCAGCATTACTAACAGTTAAAGATCCAACTCCAGCATTATTACTTATAGTATACAAGAAAGGATGATTTTTATCTCCAGACATATTAGAAGCTACAATTTGATAAGAGAAATTAAATACAAGAGATGTAATATTTTTATTAATAATTGAATCAGAAGTTATAACAGGTAAATCAGCTTTAGTAATACCTCTAAATTCAGAAAAACTATAACTTGATCGTGTATAGCTTGATCCCCCTCTTAGGGACCCTATGGATTGTCCAAACGCATCAAGTTCATTTGGCATCTTAAATGGCGCGCTCCATCCAGCAATACTGGATGCTTCAACTCCGTCAGGATTAGATTCTAAAAATTGCTTTATTTCAGAAAACTTTATTTGCCCTTCTTCAAACATGGGAACTCTTTTTCTATTATTTTTATTAAAGGTTTTAAATTATCTGCTTTAATATAATCTGCTGGATATGCTCCCTTTAATTTTTTATGAGGCTCACCTAGCCATGTTGCCGCGCCTCTTGGGCCAAGCGCATCACACAATCGTTGAAAAATTTGAAATTTATTCATGCATAATATATTACACTGTGTAATCTAAAAATAGATGGCACGCAAAAAAACTGCTAAACAAGAAGAGGCATTTCAAATACCTCAATTAAAGTCAACTGAGTTTAAAGTTGAAAACAAACGACTTACAAAGAAACAAAAGGAGTTTATAGCTCTTTCTTTAAGAGAGGACACTCGAATAATGTTCGTTTGTGGTCCAGCTGGAAGCTCAAAAACATATATGGCAGTTTATTCTGCCTTACGCCACTTAAGTAATAATAATGATTTAGATTTAATGTATATAAGAACTATTATTGAAAGTGCAGACAAGGGTCTTGGCGCCCTGCCCGGCAACATAGACGAAAAGTTTAACCCATATATGGGCCCACTACAAGATAAGCTTGACGAGATGCTACCCGCGAAGAACACAGCCCCCACAGTCATGAAAGAGCTTATGGAGCAAAGAGTTCAGGCCATGCCTATAAACTTTATAAGGGGAGCGAACTGGATCAACAAAATTGTCGTGGCAGACGAAGCTCAAAACTTTACATTTAAAGAGTTAACTACTCTTATAACTCGAATTGGAGAAAATACTAAATTATTTATTTGTGGTGATTTTATGCAAAGTGACATTAATGGCAAGAGTGGCTTTAATGCGATGTATAATTTATTTAATGACGAAGATAGTAAATTGAAAGGCATCCACTGCTTTCGATTTACAAAACATGACATCATGCGAGATGAATTACTTAAATTTATCATTGGAAAATTAGAGAGCAAATAATTTGGTGTAATTTACCCTAATGATAGAGATAATTTGCGCATTAATAGGAGGAGCTTTTACCATTGGCGGTGTTTACATATCTAGTAAGATCCGACAAAGAAAAGACCCCCTTCCGTTTGATATTGACAGAAATGACAATATATATACTGCGCTTTCGTATACTCTAGAAGAGCTTTCCGCAGACCGCTGTTACGTTCATCAATTTCATAACGGCGATCACTACTACAGTGGAAATTCTCAGCAAAAATTTAGTTGCACATATGAAATCGTAGATGAGGGTATAAGTTGTGAAGCTCCAAACAGCCAAAACCATAGGGTATCAAATTATAATTATTTTATTAAAGATTTAGTTAAGAATGATGGCTTCTGTTATGGAGATATTAATACCATTGAGGATTCTACATTAAAAGATAAATTAAAAAGACAAGGCGTACGATCAATTGGATGTGTTCCTATTAAATTATTAAATGGTAGAATTATAGGTGTTTTAGGGGTAGATTTTGTTAAGCAGAAAAAAGAAGTTTGCGGGGAAGGCATGCAATCCTTAAAAATGCAGGCTCGAATCATTGCAGGCTATTTGTCTAAAAGTTGATTTATTGCAAAAAAAACGTATAATTAAATATGAATAGTGTGTATTGTACAAGCTGCGGAGCAAAAATTGAATATTCCTACCCGAAACCCAAGTTTTGTTCTAGCTGCGGAACAAGTATGTCTCCTGAAGTTTCGCAAATGCCAAGCAAATCTTCTGCTGCGCAAAGTCAAACCCTCCAAGAGGATGAGACTAATGTTGAGAGAGTCCCAAATATAAATCAGCTATCTTATGATGTGGACTATGGTATGCCAAATATCATTAAGGGTAAAGAAATAATTGAAAATCCTTCTGCCCCAGCGCCCAGAATAAGCCGAGCGCCTTCAAACAAAAGCAACGCTACTCAGTCTGAAAAGGATGTTATCATGGAAAGCATGCAGGCATGCCGCAACCAAGGTAAACCAACTGAGTTAAATGGGTAGACCTAGAAAACTCAGATACGAAGATCGTGCGGATGTAATCGATAACGAACTTCGAAAAAGAAGGCATAAATGGCATCTTCACGCCTTGGCATGGATGGATTACGATGATGTCGAACAAATAATTAGGGCTCACATATATAAAAAATGGGATCAGTGGGATCAAAAGCGATCTCTAGCTCCTTGGGTTAATAAAATTATATCTAACCAGCTTAAAAATATATTTAGAAATTATTATACCAACTTTGCTCGACCATGTTTGAATTGTCCATTCGCCCAATCTTCTTCAACAGAGGCTGATGAGTCTCATTCAGGTATGTGTGCATTTACTCCAAGCGGGGTGCAGTGCGGGGAATGCCCTCTGTATGCCAAATGGGAAAAAACTAAAAAAAATGCCTATGATATAAAAATGCCCCTTGCCTTAGACCATCACCCGCAGGAGGTTTTTAGCATACAACAAGATTCTTTTGACGTTATGAGTTCCGCCTCAAAACTCCACTCTGAAATGAAAAAAAAGTTAAGCGAAAAGCACTATACGATATATAGGTTAATATATATTGAAAATATTCCAGATGAGAAAGTTGCAGAAACAATGGGTTACAAAAGTAATGAAAAAGGAAGAAAGGCTGGATACAAGCAAATAAAAAATTTGAAAAAGATGTTTTTAGCCAAAGCAGAAGAAATACTTGATCGAACTGATATAATTATGTAACATGAAGCTAAATAAAGAACAAAGAAAATATCTAAGAGAAAACCATAAGAAAATTCCTGATTTAATTAAATTGACTCAGGCAGTTTTTCTTGATGAAACTTTAGACGGTAGGTCAAAAGAAGGTCGGGCGGTAAAGGATTTTTTGATCAAAGAAGAATTAAATTTCAACACAACAAAAAAAGAGAAAAAAGAACCTATTAATCTCACGGATGATCAAAAAGAAGAAGTTCTTGACCTTGCCGAAGACGGGCTGAGTTCTTTTCAAATCGCTCAAATTGTTTTTCCAGACGTTGAAGTAAAAAAGTTATCTATGGAGCAGAGATCTGTTATGTCATTCCTAACAGATGTCGCACCCACCTTAATTTCTGCTGCAGAGAAACCAAAGGTAAAAGAAAAATATATGCCTCCTTCATCAACAGATGAAGCTATCCAGCTCGTAAATCTTTACTTGAATACAGGGCTCGAGTCTTCACAGCTAAGCTCTATAGAAAAAAAGTCACTAGAAAAACTCGTACATTTTCTTCAGGCTCCTAGATTTGTAAATACTATTAATAATTATAGAGATAAAGAAGATCGAGAGCTTTTTGAAGCAGAATTTGTTAGGGCAACTTGGGAAAAACCCGACTTAACCACCGACGAAGTTAATTTATACATTAACGTCTGTATAGATTATATCAACCTTAGGAATATAAGTAGAAATATCGAAAAGCTAAATAGAATGTTTAATGATGCAGACTCTCAGCAAGAAATGACAGTTCGTCTTGCGGAACTCTTAAAAACTAAAAGTGAAGAGTATGATAAGTGTGAGAAACGAATGGAGTCTTTAATTAAAAAATTAAACGGAGATCGTGCCCGACGAATAGAAAGCAAGCAAGGTCAAAATGCGAATATTTTGTCATTGGTAGAAAATTTTCAAAGCGAAAAAGAAAGAGAAGTGATGGTTAAGATGGCTGAAATGCAAAAAAAGCTAGTGAACGAGGAGGCGGATCGTTTAGAATCTATGGAGTCTTGGAAGGCTAGAATTCTTGGTTTATCTAGAGATGACGCGGTATAAACATATATCACCTAAAAGGATAACTTTAATTCAAGATGGAGTATTCACTTGTGAAGAAGTTATACCCGCGAACGTATGTAAAGAAATCATTAGTATAGGAGAGCTTATGCTTAAGCCCGCCCGAACCATGGGTAAGCAGTCGAAAACTCGCACCAATCAGCTTTCATGGATATCTCCCAAAAAACACCCCGCGCTTGAAGAACTGCAAAAATATTGTGCAGAAATTTCAGGTCGGGATATTGCGTTTCAAGAAACTCCACAATTCTTAAAATATTCTCCCGGAGAATATTATGCTGCCCATGACGATTTTTTACCAGAAGAATACTTAAGATACTCAAGCATCAGCCCTATCTCAAGAATGCAAAGAGGCTTTACGTTTTTATTTTATTTAAATGAAGGAGAGCGGGGTGGGGAAACCAGATTCCCTAAACTCTCTACGATAATCAAGCCAAAAACTGGTAAATTATTAATGTGGAAAAATATTGTTGATGGAAAATTAAACCGAGAGTCTACCCATGAAGGACTTCCCCCGAAAGATTGGACAAAATACGCTCTGACGATATGGACAAGAACAGTATAGTTTGCAAGATATGCAATAAAGCATTTGACTCAGAAAAGGGGCTTCATATCCACCTGAAGTCTCATTCTGTTACAATGGCCGAATATTATACAACATACTACCCCAGAAAAAACTTACTGACTGGAGAGCCGCTTCCATTTAAAAACAAAAAGGATTACTTTAATAATAGCTTTTCTACCAGATGGCAGATGATACAATGGCTTGCAAAAAACAAAGACTCTTTAGAGGCAAAAAAATACGCTATTAAGCAAATTAGTCTTAGGGTCGCCGAGAAAGGCCTTAAAAGGGCTCCAAATCATTTAGAGCTAGAGATATTAGACCTGCCCCCAATAGACAGTTTAAAAATGTTATTCGGCTCTTATTCCGCAGCATGTGAAAAAGTTGGAGTACCGCCGATTTTTACCAAAAGGATTCCAAGAGAATTTTTTACAGAGAACTTCCAAGACACTAAAATATTTATTGATACAAGAGAACAAAAACCTCTCTCCTTTCCTAGTCAATCAATAATGAAATTAGATTTTGGGGATTATACTGCCGCAGGAGATCAATACGCCTATACTTACGTTGACAGGAAAAGCGAGCAAGATTTTAAATCTACAATGACCACCGGCTTTGAAAGGTTTAAAAAAGAACTTGATAGAACGAGAGACTTTGGATGCTACATGTTTATTGTTGTAGAGAGTAGTATTGAAAAAATCAAAAGAAATAATAATTTTGCAGCACACAAATCTAACTTAAAATACGTTTGGCATAATATGCGTGTCTTAACTCATGATTATGCTGGAGTTTGTCAATTTGTATTTTCAGGCAGTCGATCAAAGTCTGAAGAAATTATTCCAAAGATCGTAACCCTTGGTGATAAAATATGGGATTGCGATATGCAATACTACATTGATAAATCTACAAAAAATAAGGAGGATGCATAATGGTTTGGGAAGCAGGTAATCAACCTCAAAATCCTACTAAGGAAGATTTAAATAAAATGCTTTTGGAGTGTGGGTTTCTGGAAGAGAATGAGGCTAAAATATTGCTGTATAAATTTTTAAGAGAAAATATTACATTTACTACGAGTTTATTATCAGGCGTCGACTTATTTCCATTTCAGCACATGGCAATTAAGTCCATGTTCGAAACAGATTATTTTTTGGGTATTTGGAGTCGGGGTATGTCAAAATCTTTTACTACAGGAATATACGCCTTTTTGGACGCGATTTTAAATCAGGGAATGGAGATTGGAATACTCGCCGCATCATTTAGGCAGTCTAAGCAAATATTTAAAAAAATCGAAGATATTGCATCAAAACCCGAGGCGCAGTTTCTCGCAAACTGTATAACTAAAAAAAGTAAAAGCAATGACGAGTGGCTGATGGAAATAGGGCGCAGCCGAATAAGAGCTTTACCTCTGGGCGACGGTTCTAAACTGCGGGGGTTTCGTTTTCATCGAATCATTATTGACGAGATGTTATTGATGCCCGAAAGAATTTATAATGAAGTTATTGTTCCGTTTCTATCTGTCGTGGAGAACCCCACTCAAAGAGAAGATTTATTTAATCTTGAGACAGATCTGATTGCTCAAGGAAAAATGAAAGAAGAAGAGAGGTATCGATGGCCTAACAATAAATTAATCATGCTTTCTTCCGCTAGTTATAAGTTTGAATATTTATATAAACTATATTCTAATTTTGAAGAGTTAATTACTAATCATGTAGACACTAAGGATGGATCTAATGCTCGTAGAGCTATCATGCATTTTAGTTATGATTGCGCTCCAAAACAATTGTATGATTTAAATCTTATTAATCAATCTAAGGCAACTATGAGTCAATCCCAGTTCGATAGGGAGTTTAACGCTGTATTTACTGATGATAGTAGTGGATACTTTAAGACTTCGAAAATGGCAGAATGTACAATTCCTGATGGAGAAGGTCAATGCGTAGAGATTGCGGGAGAACCTGATGCCAAATATATACTTGCTATTGACCCTAGCTGGGCAGAAAGCGAAAGCTCAGATGATTTTGCGATGCACGTATTAAAGTTAGACGATAAATCTAGACAAGGAACCTTAGTCCATAGTTATGCTATGGCAGGAACTCGACTTAAGGATCATATATTTTATTTTAAATATTTGTTAGATAAATTTAATATTGTTTCTATCGTTGCCGACTACATGGGAGGTGTTCAATTTATTAATGCAGTGAATGAAAGTAGTCTATTTAAAAAAGATAAAGTTGAGTTTGGTGTTGTAGATGTAAAATTTGATGATTTGAGTGACTACCAATCGGTTCTTGCCGAAACCAGAAAACAATATAATTTAAAGTCTAGAAAAATATGCTTTCTGCGTAAGCCAAATTCTGACTGGATTCGTAGGGCAAATGAATCACTACAAGCTAATTTTGATCATAAAAGAATATGGTTTGCATCTAGAGCTATCGACGAAGACTATGCTATTCAGAGAAGAAAAAAAATACCCATACAAAAGTTGAAATTTTTAAGTAGAAACGCCGAAGAGGGTCAAACATCTTCAGCAAAGATCATCGATTTTATCGAGCATCAGTACGATATGCTTAATTTAACTAAAACGGAGTGCGCACTAATTCAGATCAAAACTTCTCCTCAAGGAACTCAAACATTTGACTTGCCAGATAATCTGAAGCGACAAGGTGGGCCAGAGAAAACAAGAAAAGACTCCTACTCTGCGTTGGTTCTTGGTAATTGGATGATTGAGCTATATTATGATTTCCAAAATGTTAACATTAAGCCGACTTATTTAGATTTTACGCCCGTATTCATAAAGTAGAAAAAGTACTTTAAAAGTAACTTTATACTTTTATTATATAAAAACGCGTGTAATAAAACTCAATGAGCAAAAGAAAATATACCAAAAAGTCAGACTACTGGAAGAAATTTGAACAAAATGCTCCAGTTCCGTCATTTATGGAGAGTCAGGCAGCTTGGACTCCAGAGCTTGCGGGGGAAGGATTTTATGAATCTGTAGCCTCAAGAGGAGCCGCCGCTAGAAACACAACAACCCGACGCAGAAATGTTGCGACAAATTCAGACAAAGGAGCTACGTATGATAATATCGGAAAAGGTATGCTTCCTTATTCATATAGCAAGGGTGGTATACATATACAAGAATCTATCGAGCTATGCCAAAAGGCTTACGCTAATGTTTCTATCTTTCGAAATGCGATTGATATCATGGCAGAATTTTCTAATGCTGAGCTAGTCCTTGAAGGAGGAACAGCGGTCTCTAAAAACTTTATTGAAACTTGGTTTAAAAAAATAAATATGTGCGCCTTAAAAGACCAATTCTTCAGAGAGTACTATAGGTCTGGAAACGTTTTCTTATATACTATCCAAGGTAAATTTAAATTAGGAGACTTTAAAAATTTTTCAAAAAAACTTTCTGTTATTTCTAAAAACGAATTGCCTTTAAAATATATTATAATTAACCCATACGATATTGTAAGAAAACATAGTTCATCATTTTCTACTTCATTGTATCAAAAAATATTAAGTGAATACGAATTAGAGAGATTAAAAAATCCAAAAACTGACTCTGATAGAGAAATTTATAAAGCTCTGTCTCCTGAGGCAAAAGATAAAATTCAACGAGGTGGATATGTTCGAGATGGTATAAAAGTTGATTTAGATCCAAAGTATTTGCGTTATTGTTTTTATAAAAAGCAAGATTACGAACCTTTTGCAATACCTTTTGGTTTTCCTGTTTTGGATGATATTAATTTTAAGCTTGAGCTAAAGAAAATAGATCAGGCAATTACTAGAACTATTGAAAATGTAATTTTACTAATTACTATGGGCGCCGAGCCTGACAAGGGAGGAGTTAACCCTAAGAACCTTGTTGCTATGCAGAGCTTATTTCAAAACGAAAGCGTTGGTAGAGTTTTAGTTAGTGATTATACAACCAAAGCCCAGTTTGTTATTCCTGAAATTAACAAAGTTCTCGGACCGGAAAAATATGAAATTGTAAATCAAGATATTAAAGAGGGACTTCAGAATATTATTGTTGGACAAGAAAAGTTTTCTAATACAGCAGTAAAAGCTGAAATATTTCTAGAAAGGCTTAAGGAATCAAGAAATGCATTCTTGCATCAATTCTTGCAGCCAGAAATCGATCAATTATGCAAAAACCTAGGAATGAAAAAAGCTCCTATTGCTAGATTTGAAGAGGTTAACGTTAAGGATGAAACTCAACTACAAAGAGTTACTACTAGGTTGATGGAAATTGGAGTGCTGACTCCTCAACAAGGTATTGATGTTATTAAAACAGGAATTTTTCCTGATTCTGAATTGATTGAGCCCGCACAAGAAGCTTTCGTAGAAGAAAGAGAAAAAGGTTATTACAATCCTTTAGTTGGCGGAGTGCCCATGATGACTGGCGCCGAACAGCCAAATAATAATTCCACGCCAAAATCTGCAGGAAGACCTGTTGGTACATCAGGCATACCTAAAGAAGCTAGTGCAAAAAAAGATTTATATAGCGTAGACTATATTCAGGACGTAATAAAAGAAACAGATGCTTTTAGGCAAACTACGATGGCCAAGTTGAAAAAAGAAAACCAAATAAAGAGATTTACTAAAAAACATAAAGATTTGTTAGATCGCTTGTGCGAATCTGTCATAACCTCTTCTGAACTTGGAACTTGGAGTAAAAATGCGGATCGCCTAATAAAAAATCCAAAAAGTATTATTTCACTTGAAACTATTACTGAAATTAATAATATTTCTGTAGAGCATCAGTTGGATACCTATTCTGCGGCACTATTATATCACAGTAAAAAATTTAATAAAAAATAATATTCTTTTTAATTGGTGTAACAAATCACATGAAGTCATATAACAAAAGTAAATCTCCATTTAAGTATACTACTGTGTTTAGCCAAAATTCCTTGGCTTCAATTAAGGTTGGAGAAGAGAATAATATTTCACTTGCATCATTAGATCCCCTTCAGCCTTTAATTCCTGAAGAAGTTGATTTGGGCAGAAATATTGATTTATTGGGAGTTGCCTTTAATGCAGCAGTTGCAAATAAATTTAATAATAACGGGGATGGTATAGAGACAAATACCGCTCTTGCTATAAAAGATTACTTTATTCATAAGCCTACAAATATTGAGCATGACCGCTCACGAGTTGTGGGACATATTGTTAATGCAGGGATATCTGCCTATGGACAAGAAAGTTCTGAATTGATTCCCGAAGAAGAACTTAAAGGAACTTATTCTCCCTTTCATATATCTCTCGCTGCGGTAGTATATAGAATAGTCAATTCAGATTTTGCTAACTTGATTAATGATAGCAGTGATCCCGAGCACGAAAACTATCAAATGGTTTCCGCAAGTTGGGAGTTGGGCTTCAATGAATATCTTATTGCTCTGGGTAGTGATGATCTTACTGAAGCAGAATTAATTTCCGACGAAGGACAAGTCGAAGAGCTGTCTCAGTATCTTGTTACTCAAGGCGGTGCAGGAAAAATGAAAGACGGTACAAAGGTAAATAGACTAGTGGTTGGAGATGTATATCCTCTGGGCATTGGATTTACCGCAACCCCTGCTGCAGACGTTAAAGGCCTCATAACAAAGAAAGAAAAAAAGACTCTAAAATCATATTCTAATGTAGAAAAAATAGAAATTAATAAAAACTTTTTAACCCCTTTATTAACAAAAGAAAATAAAAAAATTTCCCAGAACGATAAAAAATGGGTAAACTTATCAGATAACAAAAATATTATCATGGAATCACAAGAAATAATTCAAGAATTCAAAGCCGCATTGGACCAGCATAAGTTCGATAAAGAAGCTGTCGCTTCTATGACTGAGACATTCACTAGTGCTATTAAGCAAAAGGATGAGCAGTATCAAGCCGAACTCGAGCAGGCCCAAAACGCTGAGAAGGAATTGATTAAACAGCAAGAAGAGCTTCAGGCTTCTGTTAAAGATCTTGCGGCTCAGCTTAAGGAAGCTACCGACAAGGTTCAAGACCTAGAAGACGCTAAGGCTCAAGAAGTTGTGAAAGCTGCATTCAATGAAAGAATGGGAGCTCTCGATTCTGAGTTTGATCTTGAGGACGAAGATAAAACTATCATCGCTCAAGAATTAAACCAGCTAGACGTCTCTGAAGAAGCTTTTGCTGAATACCGTACTCGCTTTGATCAAGTGTGGAAGCACAAAAACAAAGCGCACAAAGAAGAGCAAGAACAAGCTTTTCAAGAAAAGTTACAAGCAGCTTTAGAAGCTAAGCTTAAGGAAATGGAATCCGGAGAAACCTCCGTGGCTTCCGAAGTTACCTCTGAAGAAGTAGCTGAAGAAACTACTGAAGAAGTTGTCGAGGAAGCCTTAGAGCAAGCTGAAGCCGCAAATACTGAAATTTCAAACTCTAACGAATCTCTCTCTGAGGAAGCGGAAACTTGGGCTGAAAAGTTCAAGGGTGCGTTCAAAGATAGCGTTTCTGTTCAATACTAAACAATAATAATAAAATGGGACTCAGAATATTACCATTCAGACAGTACGACGAAAATAACGTTGTGAACATGTTCTCGTTTGCTACAGGCGCAGCCAATGTTAATTTGGTTGAAAAGCTTGATGACGACATTACAGGACATAAAGCTCACGCCGGAGTTTTTGTTAAAGTTGCTAGCGCTGACCTGAATAAGGATCCGATCGAGTACGCTGATAGTAGCTACTTGGGTAAAACATCCTACCCACACGTGGGTGGAAATGCTTATCCTTCGGTTCCTCATACAGTGGAACTCGCCGGAGCTACAGATTCTCCGTTGGGTATTACGCTCTATCAAACCGCATTAAAGGATGAGAATGACGAAAAGCTTCTCTACTATCCTCAAAAAGCCCTTGAGAACTATGCAGTTCTTCCGGGACAGGCTGTTCCTGTCGCAACAAAGGGTATTTTCACTCTGCATGAAAGTGCTATCAAGAACTCTACTTGGGGTGACGTTGCTCCCGGCAAAAAGCTTAAAGTTGCTGCTAACGGGAAATGCGAAGCTACCTCAGCAGTTTCTGGTGAGCGCTTTGTTGGTAAGGTTCTCGCCACAGGCGAACGCCAAGCTGACGGCAAGGGAGCTTCTGTTGACGCTTTCTCCGGAAAATATGCAGTTGTGCAAATTGATTGCTAATCTTTAAACGAAAAGGAAAAAATATATAATGAATATTACTCTTAAACGAACTGAAGAGCAAGTCGAGCTAGTTAAAGCTATGGCTTCCAAAAACAGGGACACCGCTTATGAGGCACAAGCCGCATTAGCCGCATTTCTTGCACCTGTACTTGCAGAAGTTATTAATAACGCTCCTACAATCAGCAATCTTTTCAAAACACTAAGCTTCAGCCCAGACGACAATCCCAGCATTCCTTTGGATTTGTATTCGGATATCGTTGATGAAGACTACGTTCAGGTTTACAGCCAGTCGGTTCCCGGCGGTCTGCCAACCAGTACCGTACAGCCTAGCTTCAGCGAAATGAAGGTTACAACCTATCGTTTAGATAGTGCTGTTTCTTTTGATCGCAAGTTTGCTTCTAAGTCTCGTATGGACGTAGTTGGAAAAACCTTTGCTCGTGTAGCTCAGGAAATTCTTCTGAAGCAAGAAAGAACTTCCGCTAACCTTATCATGGGTGCTCTTGCCAAGGCAAAAACCAATGGCGACAAGCACATCATTGATTGTGGTGTTGACGGTCGAGTTCTTCTTGATGATTTCAACCGCATGCTTACGCTTGCTAAGAGGATTCACACTTCTTGGAGTGGTGGTTCCCCAACAGCTCGTCGTGGCGGAGTTACCGATCTTATCGTTTCTCCTGAAGTTGTACAAGAACTTCGTACGATCGCTTATAACCCGATCAATACGAAGGGTGCTGGTACAACCACAACTGCTGCAGTTGATATTCCTGCAGGAACAGATTCAGGTGGCGGAACAGGTTCCGTAACTGTAGCGAATCCTGCTGCTGGAGTAATTCCTGCAACAGATGAGATGAGAAACGCTATCTACAACAATGCCGGTATCCCTGAATTCTATGGTGTTAACATCATGGAAATCAATGAAATGGGTGTTGGACAAAAGTTCAACAAGGTGTTTGATGCAGTTTCCTCTGATCTTACTGACGGCTCTGCTGAAGAGCTTATGCTTGGATTGGATCGTTCTATGGATTCTCTCATGAAGGTTGTTGCTCTCGACGCAGAGAGTGGAACTGAAATGAGTCTCCTTGCTGACGACCAATACAGCGTACGTCAACAAAAGATCGGATACTACGGATCTCTTGAAGAAGGACGCGTTTGTCTTGACGACCGCGCTCTGTTTGGCATGATTGCCAAAGATATGTCTGGTGCTAACCCCGTTAGCTGAGGACATAAATAACCCTTAACCAGAAAGCCCGCCTTTATGGCGGGCTTTTTGTTTTTCTAAAAGACTTGAATTGTGTGTAACATCTGATATAATAACTTTAAGGTAAAAGGAAAAAGGTATGGCTACTAAAAAAAGTAAAACTACAAAAAAGAAGACTCCTGCGAAACAAACTCAGGAAAGTCAATCAAAGTCACTGCTCGATAAGTTAGAATCTATGGAGCAAACTACGGGCAAAGAATATACCGACCAAGTAAGAACGTTAGAAAGCGTATTGGGGGTAAAAGAAGTCAATGAATTCGGTACTAGCAATGCGCAAGTGTTTGAAGAAAATATTTCAGAAATGACTTTGGTAGATATGCAAACTCTCGCAGTTAGAGTGGGCGTAATGCCAAGCCCTAATAAGCCAAATTTAAAAAAGAGACTCTTAAAGGCATTCAACGCCAGAAATAAAACTCAGGGTATTGCAGGCCAAAGTCTCGAACAGCAGATTAAATTAAATCCTGAAAGCGAATCATACGAAGAAGCTTTGAGGATCATAAGAGGTGAATAATGAGTGATATCAGTGGTTTAGCTAGAAGCATTCTTGACTACGAATTTGACGGAGATGCTTCTGTTGCTCCGCTGACATCAATATCTGGGTGGCTCTCTTCTCACGTGGGAGAACTTAATACGTTAATTCATACCTCTTTTGAGGTAAGCGGAAATTACATTTCCCCTACAGGAGATTTTTGCGCAGAAGAGGAAGCTATTCTGCGCGCGATGTATCTAAAGTCATTTAATAATTCTATGTCCAGAAAGACTTTACAGGGAGCCACCACATCAAGCGATTTTATACAGATTAGAGACGCAGATGGGTCGATGATCGTGCGACCTAACAAAACGACCGCTGCGGGCGCCTACAGGTCTTTATCGAGCGCTTACGCAGAGGAATTAAATAAGCTAGTCAGTGCGTATATATCATTTCAGACGAAACCTGTTCAAGTCGCAGGAAAAGACGCTCCTTCTGGATAACTTTATTAAGTAAGATGGACCGGACTTACAATGTTGATGCCGGGCAGGCTAACACGGCTTGGAATGATGAGCCAAATGATAATAATGCAAATTTTTATATTGCAGGCACTGATGGGTCTAATGTAAAAAGAAGAGGTAGAGTATTGAGGCCCTCATACGGGTACTCAATGGAGTATGACACTAAATTCAGAATGTTTAGTTACGGAGATGGATATTATTCAATTAGCCCAATAGGAGTTAACCCCATGACGGTAACACTTAGCTTGAATTATGAAGGATTAAAATATCCAGAACAAGGAGCTGAGCAATTTAATAAAGTTAATCCTATCCCAAATATTATTGGATTCCTAGAAGCAACTCAGGGAGAAAATTTTACATTTCTTCCTCCTGAGCCTTTCTGTAAATACAATAACTTTAGATGCGAGGGATACAGCACTAATTACGGAAACCACTCAGACACCATTAGTGTTACGCTTATAGGCTCGAGCCAAAGTTCGCTTAACATAAACCGTACAGACGAGCAATCTTATGGCGTTTTAACTGCCTCAGAATTATCAACCTTATATCTTGGAGAAGCTTCTGAATTTACAGGAAATTATAAAAAAGCAGAAGTTGAACCCTTGGAATATGATAAATATAGAACAACAGGTTATAACGATAGAATTACAAGATTGAATGGCCAAGGAACTCGAGGCTTAATCGCCACTACTTCTGATAGCTATGAGCCGTTTGAAATGCGGTTGAGAGGGTGGCAAAAAGATACATTTTATTCTACGCATTCTGTAGTTTCGTTAGTCCACAGTAGTGAACCAACAACTGGCGGGTTCGAAAAATACCGTTACGCAAAAGAGGATCATGTTAGTGTGGCTGCAGGTGGGGGCAATCTTCCCTCTGCTGAACATGTAGAAAGATACTGGTCATCAGAATTTCATTGGAATCCGAGCGAAGGAAGTGTGAACGCCGGTCAATCTAGGGTGATGATGAGTGAGTTTGGAGAAGGCAGAACTGAGGTTATATCGGATGGCAGAAATGCTAACCCTTTAGTCTTTAACTTTCAGTTCAATAATAGAAGCGACATAGAAGCCTACGCTATATTACATTACTTAGAATCAAGAAGAGGGCATATTAGATTTCCTGTTTTGGGAACAATACTGCCGACCCCGTATTACAGCACAAATTTTACTAGGTATTTTATTTGTGGAAAATGGAGTTTCACAAAAAACTTTTTAAACAATAATAGTATATCTGCTACTTTTATTGAAGACCCATTAGGAATAGATCTCGCCGCGCAATCTTATGACGACAGCTATACTAGCCAACCCTAGCCGATTATCTTACCGACTGTTTTATCGTTACAGAGCCTTCCATGAAGCCTCCGGCTGAAACACTAATATCTTGAGTGTCTACCACCCCAGAAATTTCTAGGAGTCTACCCATCTGCGTACCGGGCTGGTTTTCTGTACCGATCGTCCTTAATGCTATGCTAACTTTAGCTTTTGTTCCCGCTCCTTCAGAACCTTTATCGTGGCCTTGAAAGCTAATAACCTTTCCAATATCCTCTCCTTGGATTGTGAGCTCTCTATTAACTGCACCAAGATTAACCTCAACGGGATGTCTCTTACCAACAACATAAATGGGTTGACGCTCAAATTGTTCGGAAAAACTTATTGATACAGGATGCTGAATGCCGTAGGTGCTTCTATTTAATCCTTGTACGTCGCTCATAACATGGTTATGCGTAGATAAAAGATCGAGAGTAACTGGAGGAGGAAAAGAGGATGGATCTGAGCCTCCAGCTTTACTATTTAAATTATTTCCCTCTAATTCTGCGTCTGCACCTAAGCTTGTAGGAGATCCTGTAAATCGATAATCATCGTTAACTGTGGCTGAAGTACTTGCGTTTTTATCACTACTCATGCGATATATAGAAAAGTCTGCGCTGATTAATGCTGGCGCATATGGTTCCATATTCACGCTAAATGAGTTAAGGTACATTTGTCCGAAATTAAATCCAGCAAGTTGACCGTGTAATTCTGCGGACTCACCAGTAGTGGTAACAATTCTTTGAGTTGCAGCATTTAAATAAAAGTCTGTATTTAATGTAGCAGTAAGTGGACCATCTGGAAAATACTTGTGAAGTTGAGTGCTTCCAAGTGTTCTTAATGGGGGTGTAGATGCTGAAATAGAGAGACCAGCCGAAGTTGAATACATGTAGTCTAGTTTATTTACCGTGCTATTTTGGACGTATTCAGGGTAATCATGGGTATTCGCCAAATGCTGCTTATCTGCAGGAGTATCCTTTATATAAAGAGGTGTTTCTGTATATCTGTAAAAACTTCTTTTGCTGCTCATGCTATAAATTACACTAAAACATTATACATATTCCAACTTAAGTAAATTGTTTTGTACTAACTGATATTCCGACTCTATTAGTGTCGCTCCAGATTCTGCGCCTTTTTTTCTTTTATTTCGTTTGCTATAAATTAATTTATCATCTAATATTGAGCACTTATATATGTCCATGTTTCCATCTGGCATTTTAGGATCATTTGTTCTAATTATTAATTGCTGAACTAATGTATTTAAGTCTATGACTATACTAGCGGTTACATAATCCTCTGAGACTTCCATATCAAATGTTAAAATAAATTTATCTTCTTCGTTCCAAATAGGATTTGCCCTAAACGTCATTCTTTGGTTTTTTAACTTAAGGGTTTTTTCTTGCTTGGTCTTTTTATTAATTATAGTAAAACTACATGGGCCCGCGACAGATTCATTGTTTCTATATATTATATATTTGTTAGTTACTAGGCCTGTCCAAGTCTGATCTTGTATAATAGATTCTGTTTCTAGTTTTGGGCTGAAGTCTTCGTTTAATTCTATTGTACGCAAGCTGGTTTTTAGGCACTGCATTTTATCTCCATCAGAGTATGGATGAGTTATGATATTGGTGGCTATATAAGATAATAGAATTTTTTCATTTTCAAAGAATATTGATGGGTTGCAATCTAGGTCGCTTTCTGGCGTTGGTATTTTTTTGATTTTCCCTGTCTCTAGATTTTTAATATGTACTGCCCAGCCAATAAAGCTTGTATATATCGGAAACGGATTATCTGAGTTTGGATTTTCAAAACCAAGAAGCATAGATAAGTCTTTTTCTTTTTCACAATACAAAAGGTATTTGCTGCCATTGTGATTAAATAGAAATGGCATGTGAGAGAGATTATCCATGCATCTAGAAAGCTAGGAAATGGTATTGGCTATCCCCTCTCGGGGTAGAATAGGGAACGTTTCCTTGGGTGCTTATTCCGTATTGATTTCTCCAGACGGCAAGACCGGGGAGCCCTTTTGCAGTGTTTCCAGTGATGATCTGGGCAACGCCAGAAAGGCTAGTCTGGGCAGTTGCAGTTCCGGGAGGACCACCGACATAATAACCTGCGTGCTCCACTCGGGGAATGGCGACAACAGCCCAATCGATAATATTACCTGCATTCCAGTTGTATGGGGCATTCAGCCAAAGAAGAGTTCCTGAGTGGTTGGCAAAGCCTGTGTTTCCTGACCAAGTCTTCATGTGGCCGAATTGACTAGATGCAACGCTGATTCCTGCGCCTCCGGCTATTGAGCTTCTTAAGTTTGATCCAGTTATTTTTTTTGTTTTATTGTCACTTGTGGCGACTACAAAAAAATCATTATCTCCTACTGTGGTCGCTACATCTGACAGATCTCTTATTTTTGTGCCCATACTATATTATATGTCAAATTTTTATTTTTTCAATCGTGGAAAAGAAGTGTGCCATCATCAGATTCTAGCGGGTAATTGCTGTCTGCTTCAATACCATCTTGCTCAATAACTGTTATTGTAAAAATTTTATCAAATGCCTGACCGAATGAGTCGATTGCTCGGATTTTTATATCATAAGACTGTTCTGTGTCATAATGAAAAAATGGAGTTACTAAGGGCGCGACGGGAAGGCCTGTATTTGCAGGAACGGTCTCTAGTGGATCTGTAACTAGATGAAATTCTGAGCTAACCGTATTAATTGCAAATTTTGTATTCGAACCATATGGCACAGTAAAAAGACCAAACATAAAAAACCCATCTATATCATTATCTGGATCGACTCCTGTTAGTTTCCCAACAAGCGTGCCCGCAGGTTCATACTCTTTAATGGTTAAATTATCTAAAATAATATCTGTTGGTGGACTGCCCTTATCTGGCGGTGTTACGGTACTCGCAGCGGAGCAGTTTGTTGAGCCTAATACATCTATACCATTAATATTGGTAGACTGACCTTTCAAGCAAGTAATACAAAGTTTAAAATTAGTACCATAGTCTCCAACGGGGTATGAATCGTCATGATTTTCTGCATACCAGTATCTTCCGGGCACGTTAATAGGCGGATTTCCTCCGGT